CGGCGAGTACACGGCCACACTCGGGGAATTCGACACCCACGATCCCAGTAAGGACCTGGTCCCGCCGGAGCCGGGCGAAGGTGTGCCCAACCCCGGCGGCGAGCCCGCGCAGGAGACCGCCCCGGCGGAAGGCGCAGGCGAACCGCCCGCAGCCACCACGGAGGACGCCGGCGGCGCCGGAGCCGGTACGGAGCCGAAGGAAAACGCCGCCACCGGCCGGGCACTAGGTCAGCTCAACGAGCAGAACGGCCGGCCCAAGGTCACCGTGCTGACCGTGGTGAAGGCGCGCACCCTCGCCGCCGGAAACATCCCCGGTATCAGCGCCGGACAGCAGTTCACCGACGAGACGCTGGCCCGGGCCTTCGCCGACAAGGCGCACGCGTTGGGTGGTCCGAGCTCGGTGGGCCGCCACGATGTGGCCCGGATCGAGTTCAGCTATCCCGAGGACCGGGTGCTGGACGCGTCCAACTCTGCCGAGTTCAACACCGAGAAGCTGACCTTGGCGCGCGACGGCCAGCAGGAGGCTCTGGTGGCCGCCGGCGGTGGCCTGTGCCAGCCGCTTCAGGTGATGTACGACATCAAGACGGTCGGCGTGACCAACCGGCCGGTGCGTGATTCGCTGGTCAATTTCAACGTCGCACGCGGTGGTCTCCAGTACCGCCAGCCGTTCGACGCGCTCGCGATGGCCAGCGGCCTGGGCATCTGGACCCAGACGATGGACCGCGCGGTGGACCCGGCGACACCGTCGACGCTGAAGAACTGCCTGGCGGTGGACTGCCCCGGCACCGTGACCGCGTCTATCTACTCGACGTACCTGTGTCTCCAGTTCGCGAACATGACGGCCCGGTTCGACCCCGAGTGGGTGCGGGCCACGACCCAGTCCAGCCTGGTGGCGTGGGCGCGGTTCGCGGAGAACCAGTTGCTCTCCCAGATCCTGGCCGGATCGAAGATCATCAAGGGCAAGCAGGCTCTGGGCGCCATTCGGGACGTGCTGGCCAACTACGACAAGGTGATCAGCTACTACCGCAGCAAGCACCGGCTCTCCGACGACATCCCGCTGCGCACCATCGCCCCGCGGTGGCTCATCGACATGCTGCGCACCGACATTGCGCGGCAGTTCACCAACGGCGATCCCGGGATGCTGTTCGACATCGCCCAGACCCAACTGGAGTCGTTCTTCCGGACACGCAATGTCAACGTCACCTGGCATCTGGACGGTCTGGCCGCGCCAGGTGCGCCAATTAGTGGCATCACCGTGCCCGCCCAGAACTATGCCGACCTTGCGGCCGGTGCGACCGTGCCACCGTGGCCCACTTCGGTGGATACGGCTCTGTTTGTCGAGGGCGACTGGCTACACCTGGACGGCGGCACGCTGGACCTGGGTCTCGTGCGGGACTCCCAGCTCAACCTCCAGAACCGGTACCAGACCTTCATCGAGACATTCGAAGGTGTGGCGTTCATGGGCATCGAATCGCTGCGCGTGGTCATGCCGTTGGCGGCCAACGGTGCGAGCTCCGGCACCACCGCGCCGGGTGTTCCGATCACGGCCACCTTCGACTGATGATCTCCCGCCCGTGCGGCCCCGACTCCGCACGGGCGGGCAGGCATTCCTCCGACGACACGTGAAAGGTGGGACGCATGGCAGCGGTGGGCAATTACGAGGTCGTAGAGCAATCGTTCAGTACGTCGACGTTGACCTACGAATTCGACGTTGCAGCACCGGGCGGCAAGGTCGTTTTGGGCGGTGGAATCGAGTTCGACGTGTCGGATTCGAGCGCCGTCGTACACGACGGCTGGCCTGCTGCCGATGGGTCTAAGTGGACATTCTTCCTGAAGCCGCGCGGAGACTTCACCACCTACCCTCCGTATACGGGCGTCGCTCGGGTCACTTGTGCCGAATTGGGGACGTGCTGAGATGGTCGTCGCATTCCTGCCCGTCATCGCCCCGCCAGCGGTCGCGCCGGTCGCAGCCAACCTGTTGGCGTCCGCGATCATCCCCGACACGACCGAGGGCCACTGGGAGGGCGGTATCGCCTACCGCTCCGAGCTGTGCCCACAGACCGACGTGTTCGGCCTGTGCTCGGTGCCCAGCGCCGTCCCGCCGGCCAGCGCGGACGGCGTCGTCTACGCCGGTTCGGTCGGTTACCGGGTCTACGACGAATGTCCGACCCTGGACGTGTTCCTCGATTCCGGTCGCGTCTCCCGGCTCTCCGCAGCCGCCGCGTCCTTCGCGGTCGCCCAGGAACTGTGGACCGGCACCGGCGCCCGAGAGAACCCGTTCGACACCCCCGTCGAATCGGGGGTCGTCAACCCGTACCTGATGGCGCCCACCGCCGAGCAGATCACGGTCACCCCCGACGACCCGATGCACGCGCTCGGACTGCTGGAGGAGAAAGCCCGCCAGCGCACCAACGGGATGGACGTGTTCCTGCACGTGCCCTTGCGCTACATCACCCAGCTCGGCGCGCAGCTCGTGAAGGTCGGCAACGAGATCCGCACCCTCACCGGCGCGCGGGTGATCGGGGACGCCGGTTACACCGGTGCCGGGCCTTACGCCGGTGGCACCGCGGAAGTCCAGACCGTGACCGTGACCGGCGTGCCCACCGGCGGAACCTTCACCCTCACCTACGCGGGCCAGACAACCGCGCCGATCCCGTTCAACGCCACCGCCGCCCAGCTCCAGGCCGCCCTGGAGAACCTGCCGAACCTCAACCCCGGCGACATCGTGGTCACCGGCACGGCGCCTTATCAGGTGACGTTCACCAGCGAGCTGGGCAACGTCGGGCAGATGACCGCCAGTGGCGCGGGGCTCACCGGCGGCACCACGCCCGGCGTCACGGTCGCCACCACCACACCCGGCGCCGCCCAGACCCCCGCCGCGGGCGTGTGGGGCTACGCCACCGGGCCGGTTGCGGTCCGGCTGGGTCCGGTGGTCCCGATGGTCGATCAGTCCTACGCGCTGGACCGCACCACCAACCGAATGCACTTCTGGGCTGACCGCGCCTTCGAGGTCACCTTCGATCCGTGCTGCCACTTCGCCGCCCAGATGGGTACATAGGGAGATCGATATGAGTTACGACGGTGCTGGGTCCCTCTTCGCGTTGGGCATCCGGGTGACGAAGCTGTCCGCTGCCGGCGCGCCCTTGACCGGCGCGACCAACTGCTACGTCTCCGATGCCCTGGTCAAGGCCGACATCGGTCTGGAGTACGAAGACGCCAAACAGGTCACCCAGCTCAACGGCACCGGGCTGGCCTGCGTGAACTTTCAGGCGCCCTACACGCTCAAGCGCGGCAGCATCTCCAACCTCCAGATCTGCCAGCCGGACCCCAACCTGCTGGCGTTCATGCTCGGCGGCGACGTGATCACCGACGTGACGGTGCCGCTGAGCCCCAAGGACATCGGCTACCGGGCGCCGCAGGTGGGCGTGGAAGAGGCCCCGAACGGCTTCTCCATCGAGATGTGGACCCGTGCGGTGATCGGGTCGGCCTACGCCACCGTGCTGCCCTACTTGTGGTGGGTGCTGCCGCGCTGCTACGTGATCCCCGCGGGCAACTGGTCGCTGGCCGCCGACTCCGCGCTGCTGCCGGAATTCTCCGGCTACTCGATCGAAAACGCCGGCTGGTCGGACGGCCCCGCCGGTGACTGGACCTGGCCCTCGGACCGGGTGTGGCAGTACTCGCGCATCGCCACGCTGCCGGCGATGGACGCCGGATTCGTCGTCATTCCCTAGGCTGAGACCGTGAGCACCCCGACGCCACCGGCCGACCCGGCGCCGCGCAGCACCACGCTGTGCGCCACCTGGGCTACCACCGGTGACCTGCCCGAGTCGGTGATGGCATGGTTCTCCATGGAGCAGTGGGACACCTACCTGCTCAACGCCTCCGAGATCCTGTTCGCCCTCGCCGGCCACCAGTACCTCGGGCAAGCCACCCCGCCGTGCAGCGCCACCGCGCTGATCCGGTCGCATCCGGCGGGCAGCTCGCCGGTATCCGGGCCGTACCTGGAGACCTGGGGACAGTGCGGCTGCTGGTGGTGGACGGCGGCCGGATGGTGGTGGGGCAAGCCGCACTTTCTGGGTGTGCATCCCCAGCCGGTGACGGTGCGCCTGCCGGGCCAGGAGGCCATCGCGGTCCAGTCCGTGGTGCAGGCGGATGCCACGGTGATCGACCCGTCCGCCTACCGGCTGGAGGGCCAGTGGCTCCGGCGTGTCGACGGCCATTCGTGGAGCCTGTGCGGTGACATCGGGCCTACCACCGTCACTTACACCTTCGGCCGCGCGCCGGATGAGGGTGGCGTGCGGGCCGCGGTCGCGCTGGCCATCGAAATCGGCAAGTTCTTCCGCAACGACCAGAGCTGCCAGCTCCCGTCCCGGGCCACCTCGGTTACCCGCCAGGGCGTTACCATCACGCTGGACCCGGTCAAGTTCATGACCGAGCGCAAGACCGGGATCGCGATAGTCGACCTGTGGCTCAACGCCGTCAACCCGTTCAAGCGCACCCGCCGCGCGCGGGTCTTCTCGCCGGACATGCCCACCGCGTACCGCGGATGATCCGTTCTCGCCCCTGAACGAAGGGGGCCGCTAAGCTGTCGCCATGACCTTGCTACGAGAACACGACCCGTTCTCCGGCCACCGAGACGACGGGGAAGAGGACGCCACCGTGGAACCCGCACCGAGCACTCCCGAGCCGGCCAAGAAACCAGCCGAGCCGCGCGCCAAGGCAGAGCCTCGCCGGGCATCCCGGCGGGCCAAGCGCAAGCCCACCCAGGCCGAAGTGGATGCCGCAGCCCGCAAGCTCGCCGGCAAGTGAGTATCCAGCTCCCGACCACGGGCATCGACGTGGTGTCGCTGGCGCGTCGGCTGCTGGCCTACACCTCTGAGTTCTTCGCCACCGCGGGCATCGCGCTGCCGTCGCGCCAGTACATCGCGCCCGGCACGCCGTCCACGGTGGCCTGGGACTGCGAGCAGTTGGTGGTGACCCTGGCCGCGCTGAACTTCGGCAAGGGCCAGGCCGCGCTGAACTACAACACCACCGTGGGGCCGTCCGCCGGCGACGAGATGCGCAACGCGTCCTTCGGCGTGCAGCTCGTTCGGTGTACGCCCGGCTTCGAGGAACCCACCGAGGGACTGCTGGGACAGGGCTGGCTGCCCGAGGTGGACGAGATCAACACCTCCGGTGAGCAGATGCTCATCGACGCTGGCACCCTGTCCCAGGCCCTGTCCAACCTGGCGGCCAAGGCGGACCCCCAGTTCACCGCGGCCACCGGCGGGACCCTGGTCCAGGCCGGTGCGGTCACCAGCTTCGGCCCCGCCGGATGTTTGTGGGGCATCACCGGCTCCCTGACCGTCACCGCAGGGGTTCTGCTGCCATGAGCCTGGTCGTCAGCCGTGCGTCCGGCAGCGTCGACTCCAGCGAGCTCAACGCCTACATCGCCAACCCGGTGGGGCCGATCCGCACCGACATCCGGCGCCGCGCCCGCAATGTGCAGCTCGCCGTCCTTCCCCGCATTCCGCGGCGCACCGGGCGGCTCGCCTCCACGCTGCGCGTCGACGAGGGATTCGAGGGCGCTGGGCGCCCTTACGCCGACGTGATCGTGGGCGTCGACGGCGTCACCGATTACCTGGGCTACATCCTCAACGGCACCCCACCGCACGTCATCACCCCGCACGAGGACCGGCCCAACCCGCACCTGCGTTTCCTCTCCGGTGGCGGGGTGGTGTTCGCCAAGAGTGTCAACCATCCGGGGACCAGGGCGAACGACTTCCTGAGTCCGGCGCTGCCGCAGGCGCTGCGGTGAGCGCCTGGCAGTGGGCGGACAAGCTCATCCTGGCGATGATGTACGCCTGCCTGACCGTCTCCATCGTGTTGATGATCATCGACGTAGCAGACCCGAAAGGACCCAGCATGGCAGGCAAGCGCTACTCCGGCGGCCGTAATCCCCAGACCCTTCCTCGCGTCCCGTTCGAACTGGCGATCTGGCGTGAGGACACCGAGACCGGCGAGACGCGGGAAGAGGTCCACGAGTTCGTAGCCAGGCCGCAGTTCTCCGGCGCGGACATGAGCGTGATGACCACCGAGGGCGACAACCGCCAGGCCCATGCCCTGATGAAGATCATCAGCAAGGCCCTGGACGACCGCGACGGGGTCTCCGCGCGCTGGAAGGCGGAACCGCTCAAGCCGCAGATCCTGATCGACGAGACGGTGCCGGCCTACGCCGGTCAAGCCGATGAGGTCTGGCCGACGAGCGGCGGTCCGGTCGAGGCACCCGCCCGGGAGCGCACCATGGAGCTGAACTACCGCGGCCCGGACGGTCGAATCCACCCCTACTCCGACACCGCCAAGCTCGATGCCTTCCGGGCATTCGAGAACGGGTCATCCCGGCGACGCTGGGATCAGCTTCTGTTCGAGGAACCGGACGTGATCGTGGAGTTCCCGGCGCTCGTGGAGATCATGAAAGACCTGATGCAGGAGGCGGCAGGCCGCCCTACCACCGCGCGCTAGCTCTCGCCGTAGTAGCGCGCGATCCACACTTCTCCCCCTACGTCCGCGGCCGGCTCGCCCTGGCCGGCGTGGACGATACGCGGATACCGCTTTCCGACTGGCTGGACGCGATCTATGTGATCCTGCTGGAAAGTGCGGACCGAGCCAAACACATGAAGCGCCTGGACAGTCAACTGGACGTGATCGCCGTCCAGGTCGACCCGAAACGGGCGCGCGACACGTGGGGCACCGAACCGCTTCAGGCCGAAGCGGCGGCTCGCCTGGAACGCCAGGGAGGGCCGCCGACGTAGCGGGGAGGCGGGCGGCATCGCACAGGTCATCGGCAGTGCGTCGATCCGCGTGGACGCCCTCACCACCGAGCTGCGCACCCAGATCAACCGCGACCTGAACCAGGCGCTGCAAGGCGTCAACGTCAACTCCGCGTCCGATCCACTGGTCAAACTCCAGGACGACCTGCGGACCAAGTCGATTCAGCTCGCGCAAGCGGAGGACGGTCTCACCCAGGCTCATCAGCGGGTGCAGGCCGCCGAAAAGGACCTGTTCACCACCCGTCAGCAGTTCGGCGCCGAATCCCAGCAGGCCCGGGACGCCGAGGCTCGGCTGAGTACCGCGGTGCTCAA